TTGAAAGGAAATTGATATGCCCCGTGCACTAAATGAGTTTGAAAAACGTGATCGTCTGGTAGCTAAAATGCAAGAACGTAAGGCAGCAGAAGATGCTCCTACACCAGCATCAAACGGTGCAACTCGAAAAAAACGTAACGTGTTTAACGGCACGGAAGCTAAGATAAGTGTTCAACATCAGATAGAGGGTTACCACTTACATGTCCTTACGGACACAGGTGGACGCATACAACAAGCTATGGATAATGGCTATGAGTTTGTAACTCCTTCTGAAGTTGGAGGCGTGAGTGAGAATGTGGTTAGCCGTAATGGTGACCTCGGAGAAAGAATTAGATATCTTGTAAACCCCCGTGCTGAAGGTACGGAGCAATACGGTTATCTAATGAAGATTCGGCAAGAATGGTACGAGGAAGATCAAGCTGAGCTTCAGGCTAAAAACAATCTTATTGACGCTGCGGTTCGTAAGGGTAGGATCACTGGAGACAATCCATCGTTCTATACCCCTAGGGACGGGATCAAACTTAACTAACGTTTTAAAGGAGTCTTAAATGGCTAACGTAAACAAAGCCAACGGGTTTAGCCCTGTTGGTAACTTGCTAGGTGGCAAGTGGAATGAGCAGGGTCGTTTATACGCTATCCCTACTTCTGACACTTCCAATAGCTATGCAATCGGTGATTGCGTAATGTCTAAAGCTGGTTCGGATACCAATGGTGTTCGTTACATCCAAAAGTGGGGTGGTGCAACTACTACTTCTGCTTTGCCTTTAGGTATCATTGTGGGCATTCGTGTTGCTGATCCAGGCGTCAGCTTGGTTGGTAACTCATTGTCTTTAGAGAAAGCATACATTGCTGCTGGTACTCGTACTAGTGTGCGTTATGTCTATGTTGTGGATGATCCTTTTGTGTTGTTTGAAGCTCAGTTTGATAGCACTGGTGCTACACAAGCTCAGTTGTCTTTGAACGCAGCCGTGACTATTTCCGCTGCCGACCAAACATCTTTGAGCAATAGCTCGCCTTTCTCTGATATGGTTCTTACTGGACCAGCAGTTACGGCTACTTTGCCAATCCGTTTGTTAGGTGCTGTACAACGTGGTGACAACCAAGTAACTAGCGCAGCTAGTCCTTATGTCCGTGTGTTGTGCAAATTTAACTACCACGAATACGGTACTATCGGCTCAGCTTCTGGCTCTGTCGTGAACTACCTTGCAGTCTAATTAAGGAGATTAAATCATGGCTGGAGTAATTACAACCGCATCGCATCCCAAAGCACTATGGCCTGGTATCAAGGCTTGGTGGGGACAAACTTACAACGAGCACCCAGAAGAGTATGTAGATTTGTTCGACAAGGACACATCTACTATGAACTACGAAGAAGACGTTCAATTGTCTGGCTTCGGTCTGGTGCCAATTAAGTCTGAAGGTCAAGGCACTGCCTATGACTCTGAAATCCAAGGCTTCACAACTCGTTATACACACGTTGCATACGCAATGGGTTATATCGTGACTAAAGAAGAAATGGATGACAACTTGTATGAGCAAGTGTCTAAGAAACGTGCAGCTGCATTGGCTATGTCTTTCCGTCAAACGAAAGAAAACATTGCTGCTAACGTGTACAACCGTGCTTTTAACGGCACATATTTAGGTGGTGATGGTGTAGCTTTGTGCTCTACCGCACACCCAAATACTTCAGGTGGTACGTACTCTAACAAGCCTTCAGTTGATGTTGACTTGTCTGAGGCTTCTTTAGAAGACGCAGTGATTGCAATCATGGGCTTTCAAAACGACCGTGGACTGTTAGTTGCTATTCAACCAAACAGCTTGCACATTGCTCGTCAAGAAGTGTTTAATGCTCAACGCATTCTGCACTCAAGCTACCAAACAGGTAATGCTAACAATGACATCAACGTCATCAAGTCTGGCAATTACATCCCTGGTGGTTTTAAAGTGAACCACTACTTCACAAGCCCACATGCTTGGTTTATCCGTAACACCATCCCTGGTGGTACTGGTTTGAAGTACTATGAGCGTCATGCTGTCACGTTTGACCAAGACAATGATTTTGATACTATGAACGTTAAAGCCAAAGGCTACGAGCGTTATAGCTTCGGATGGTCTGATCCTCGTGCTATCTACGGCTCTAATGGTCCGTAATTGTTATTAGTAACATCCCCCTCCCTAAAAAGAGGGGGTTCTTTTTATAAAGGATATTTATCATGGGATACGAAAAACGTAAATCAATGGGCATGAAGCCCGACACCAAAGTCTCAGCTAAAGGCGAAGAAAAGAAGATGCCAGCAGCTAAGAAAATGGCTGCCGCTAAAAAAATGATGGCTGCTAAAAGATGATGCCTAAAAAGAAAATGTAATATAGAATGCAATCTCCGATGACGCCCTTAATTGGGCGTTGTTTTAAACAACGTCAAAGGAATTTTTATGTCAAACCCAACCCGACTCTATAGCGGTTTATCTACCGCATTCCCCAACGAGCCTTTGTACTCGTATCCTTTTCCTGATCCTTTCCACACTGGAAGTGGTCAATTTATTGGTAGCTCTAGTTACACTAATGACTTCAACACATTGATTGGCACAGACTACACAGTAACAGGTACATCATCTACCTTTGCTTTAACCAATGGTGTTGGTGGTCAAGCTGTTCTTACCCCAGGTGGAGCTACTACTGCTTCTGCTGCTTACAAAGCTGGTACTTTTTATCAGTTTGTAGCTGGCAATCGTTCTTGGTTCTCAGTGCGCTTTAAAGCCTCTGCTGTAGCTGGTAGCGTATCTTTTTATGTTGGTTTACGTAACGGCTCTAGTGCTACTGATGGTTTGTGGTTTTCTAAAGCTGCTTCATCAACTTCTGTTAATTTAGTGTCAACTGTCAATAGTACTTCTACTACATTGGTAACTGGTGTTATCACTGCTGTAGCAGATACTTTTATGGACCTAGGTTTTTACTATGACGGTACAGACTTAATCTGTTACTCTGGTTATAGCTCTGTTGATATGGGTCCTGATGCCCGTGTGTCTGCTGTGACTATTGGTTCTACTGGCACTAACTTGACTAACGCTTTGTTAAGCCCAGTGTTCCAAATTACTCCTACAGCAACTGATACATTGACTACTGACTTTGTTTTAGCTGCTCAAGAAATTACACGTTAATAGGAGGTAGCTATGGCTAACTCAGTAACATTTCAAACCCTTGAAGAAGGTCCACGCAATATTATTGTTAAGGCAGCAGGAGTGTTAGACACTTCTGACTATGCTCTTAGCACTTTTATTAGCATGGCATCTAGTAATCAAGGTGGTCTTGGACCAACACCTACTCAAGTTAGGATTGACCACATTGACTATTCAATTAGCGATCAAATAGAAGTACAACTATGGTGGGACGCTACAAGCGATGTCATCATATTGCCTCTAGCTGGTCGTGGTCGTATGTCATTCTGGAACTTTGGTGGATTAGTTAACAACGCTGGAGCTGGTAAAACTGGTGACGTACTAATCAAAACTACTGGCTGGACATCTGGTATTCAAGTGTTCTCCGTAATTCTTGAGTGTGTTAAACAAGGTACCAACTTGTAAGGACTAGTGTGGACTTACAAACAATGCTTAACGTAGGCTTAGCTGTAGCGTCTAGCGTTACAGGTTGGTTTGCTAGAGAATTGTGGTCTGCTGTCAAAGATCTTAAAATTGATCTTGCTAAGTTAAGAGAAGATCTTCCCAAAGAATACGTCTCTAAAGACGACTATCGAGAAGACATTCGAGAACTTAAAAAGATGATTGAAAAGATTTTTGACAAGCTAGATAGCAAATCGGACAAATAACATGTCTCAAATGATTGTTCCTAGTAACGCTAAAGAAGCTCAAATCAGTGCTGTTATCATTCGTGCTGACGGTACTGTTGAGCATCTTGGTGTTGTAAGTTACTGGCACAAGAACCCACTCAAACGTATTTTTTGGAGTATTAAAAAATGGCTACTCTCTTAGTTAATGCTGGGAAAGCAATCGTAACTAACCGTATCAAAGGTGCTGGTACTGAGCCACTATACGTTGCGTATGGAACTGGTGCTGGTACTACTGCTGCTGCTGATACAACTTTGTTTACAGAAACAGGTACTCGTGTATCTGGTACTAGCACACAACAAACTACATCTGTAACCAATGATACCTATCAAGTAGTTGGTACACAGACTGCTGGTGGTACTCTTGCTATTACTAATGCTGGTTTATTTGATGCGTCTACTTCTGGCAACTTGTTTGTTAAGGGTGACTTCTCAACAATCAACTTAAGTTCTGGCGACTCAATTCAGTTTACATTTAAAACTCAATTTAGTTAAGGAGTCCTAGATGGCTCTAGCCCTTAATGATCGGGTACAAGAAACGGGTACAGCTAACACTACTGTTAGTTTTACTTTGTCTGGTGCTGTTATTGGATTTCAATCGTTTGCTGTTATAGGTAACGGCAACACTACATACTACTCTGCTACAGACAACTCTGGTAATTGGGAAGTAGGTGTAGGTACTTATTCAACTACAGGTCCCACACTAACTCGCACAACTATTATTGCTTCTAGTAATTCTGGAAGTGCTGTTACGTTTTCTGGAACAGTTAACGTCTTTGTTACTTACCCTGCTGAAAAAGCTATTAACGTAGACGCTAGTGGTAACGTACAACTTGCTGCATTTAATGCTACAAACTATGTTTCTACATTTGGTAGTGCTACAACTAAAGCTGTCCAATTTCAAACGCTTGGTAGCGATGCGGCTGTATCCCTAGCCATACAAACCAAAAACACAGGGGCAATTGACCTAGCGGCAGGTTCTAGCGGTGTGAACATTAGTAACGGTGGTACGGTTACTGCGCTGACAAGAAGTGCATCTGGTTCAAATTACACAACAAACCCAACGCCATCAATAACTGCGCCAACGACTGCTGGCGGAGTACAAGCTACGGCAACTTCTACAATTAGTTGCGGAAGTGCTACTGTTTCTGCGGGCGGGTCTGGATATGTTGTCGGCGAAATATTAACGGTTGTAGGCGGCACTTCTACGGTTGCGGCGGTTTTAACTGTTGCCACAGTATCAGGAACTGCCGTTGCTACGGTAAACATTACAACAAGCGGAACATACACGGCATCACCAACAAACCCTGCGGCTACAACAAGTAACTTATCGGGTACTGGCGCTACATTTACTCTTAACTTTTCTGTTAGTAGCACTTTTAACATTACCAACGCAGGTTCTGGCTACGTAGAACAACCAACAGTAACGTTTAGTGGTGGTGGTGGTAGTGGTGCGGCGGCTTATGCTAGTG